AGCCTGTTGATCGTTCGGCAGTCAGAGCAAAACTTGCAGAACTGACACGCCTTGGATTTTCAGACGAAGTTAAGGCATTGCTTAAGAAGCATGGGGCGGAAAGGCTGTCAGCGGTCGATGATGCGGAATTTCCTGCACTAATGAAGGAGGCTGAGGCACTTGGCAGCAAGGCATAACCAAAGAGCCCACGCTATTTTATCTGCCTCAGCAAGTTTCCGCTGGCTGAATTGTACGCCGTCTGCAAAACTGAATGCTGAAATCCCTGACGTAACAACAGAATATGCCCGTGAAGGCACTTGTGCTCACGAACTCGCAGAATTCAAAGTAAATCAGCTGCTTGGCATCAGGACGGACAACCCCACAGAAAATCTTGACTATTATGATCAGGAGATGGAGGATTGCACCGACAGCTATGCTCAGTACATTTCAGAAGTTATCAGTAAATACAGCAATCCCATCGTAATGGTGGAACAACGTCTGGATTTCAGCCGTTATGTTCCTGACGGATTCGGTACAGGTGACTGCATCATCGTTGCTGATGATGTCTTAACTGTCATCGATTTCAAATACGGAAAAGGCGTTGCAGTTGAGGCAGAACATAATCCGCAGATGATGCTGTATGCCCTGGGAGCATTGGAAATGTTCAGCATTCTGTATGACATCAACGAAATCCAAATGGTGATCTTTCAGCCAAGGATTGAGAATATCAGTGAATTTTCCATGCCGGTATCCGATTTACTGGACTGGGCAGAAAATGAACTGAAACCCAAGGCAGAACTTGCAGCCAAAGGCGAGGGAGAATTCTGTGCAGGAGAACATTGCAGGTTCTGTAAGGTGAAAGCTGCCTGCCGCAAACGTGCGGAATACAATCTGGCAATTGCAAAATATGACTTTGCACCGCCGGATATGCTTCAGGACAGCGAAATTGCAATGATCCTTGAAAGAGCAGACAGCCTTACAGCATGGGCGGCAGATGTCAAGGAATATGCCCTTTCCGAAGCTTTAAAAGGCAGAAAGTGGAACGGCTATAAGGTCGTTGAGGGCAGGTCAAACCGCAAGTATACCGATGAAAAAATGGCTGCGGCTGTTGTAAAAAAGGCAGGAAAAGACCCGTACAGTGAACCAAAAATTCTCGGTATTACGGAAATGACCAAGCTGCTGGGAGGCAAGAAGAAATTTGAAGAACTTCTCAGCAAATATGTATACAAACCACAAGGAAAACCGACTCTTGTTCCTGTTTCCGATAAGCGGAAGGAATGGAGTGCGGCAGAAAACGATTTTCAGGAGGAATAAATCATGGCAAAGAAATATGTAAATCCAACAAAGGTAGTCACAGGCGAATGCAGATTCAGCTACGCAAATCTCTGGGAAGCCAAGGCAATGGACGAAAACAGCAAACCGAAGTACAGCGTTTCCCTTATCATTCCGAAGTCTGACACCAAGACTATCGCAAAAATTAAGGCAGCGATTGAAGCTGCTTATGAAGAGGGCAAAAGCAAGCTCAGCAACGGAAAATCCGTCCCTTCTCTCAGTTCAATCAAGACACCACTTCGTGACGGAGATACCGACAGACCGGACGATGAAGCCTATGCAAACAGCTATTTCGTTAATGCAAACTCAATCACTGCTCCGGGTATTGTTGATGCAGACCGTCAGCAGATTCTGACACACAGCGAGATCTACAGCGGCATTTACGGCAGAGCCAGTATCACGTTCTACGCATTCAACACCAAGACTTCTCGTGGCATTGCCTGCGGATTACAGAATGTCCAGAAACTCCGTGACGGTGATCCCCTCGGCGGACACAGCAGTGCGGAAGAAGACTTCGCTGATGATGAGGATTTTCTTGACTAACAGGACTTTTGGACAAATTTGTCCAAAAGAGATCTTTTAAAAATATTGTAGTTTTGCTCATTTTTGAGCAGAACTACAGATAGATTCAGACGGGTGGGCGTTTGGCTGAAAAGCTGGGTGGGTAAATAAAAAATCCCGTCATTTCTGACGGGATAAGATCAAGCGTGTGAGAGGGTATCGTTTTTGGTCAGCAAATAAACGCAATATTGATTCATGCTGATGCCCTCTTCTTTTGCGTGTGTTGCCAAGGCGTGATGCAGAGATTTTGGAATGCGAAGTTTAAACTGCCCTGAATAATCGTCAAGACTGACAGGTTCGGGAATGTCGATTCCCTCTTCCATTGCAGCAGTGATCCATTCTCTTTTTGCATCTTCTCCGTTGATGACCGCCTGTTCCAAAGTGTCGGCACAAGTCAGGCAGCCTGGCAATTCAGGAAAAGATACAACGTATCCGCCTTCCTCTGTATCCGGTACAATTTCCATTTTATACGGCAATTTCATATATGCATCAAGTGTTTTCATAGTGGTCACTCCTCTCCATTTTCAATCACTTCTTTGACCATCTGGACGTATACCTTTTTGATCGGTTCATGCTTGGGAATGGTGATTGGCATCTTGCCTGGTTTTCTGAATGTGTAATGGCTGCTGCCGCCTTTGGGCGAACACATAGTATAACCATAACTTTCAAGAACCTTTCGCAGTTCATCAAAACGCATATCCTTTGACAACGAAGTAATGCGTTCCAATAGCTTATCAAACTTAGACATAGGATTCCTCCTTACAAAGTATATTATACCACGACACCATATATGGTGTCAAGAGAAAAAGAAAGGAAATTATTTTGTATACAATCGATATAGAAACAAGATCCGATAAGGACATATCAAAATGCGGTGTCTACGCCTACACAGATACCCCATATTTTGATATTCTGCTGTTTGCCTATTCCATAGACGGACAGCCTGTTCAGGTAGTGGATACAGCAAACGGTGAAGAAATTCCCGAAAATGTTCTCGCTGCATTTGCCGATGAAACAATCATCAAGAGAGCATTTAACTGTAACTTTGAACGAGTATGTTTATCAAAATATCTGCGTGAGAACGATCCTCAATATTTCCAAAGTTACAGCATTTCCGAAGATACTGTTGGCGATTATCTCAGCCCTGAAAATTGGCACTGCTCTATGATTCATGCAAGAACACTTGGACTGCCGTCATCACTTGCAGAGGTGGGAAAAGTGCTTGGAATTGAACAGCAGAAAATGACAGAGGGCAAGGCTCTCATCAAATTCTTTTGTACGCCTTATGACACGATTGACGGTGTACCACAGTTTCATAATCCGAAAGATTATCCTGAGAAATGGGAGATTTTTAAAGCGTACAACAAACGTGATGTGGAAGCTGAACTGGAAATTGACAGAAAACTGTCACGCTTTCCTGTTCCCGATTTTATCTGGCAGGAATTCTATCTGGATCAGGAAATCAACGACTGTGGGATTCTGGTCGATATGCAGCTTGCAGATAAGGCGATTAACCTTGATGCAGAAGCAAAATCAAAACTAACTGCCAAAATGCAAAAGCTGACAGGCGTAGAAAATCCGAATTCTGTATATCAGTTGCTGGACTGGCTTGAAACGCAGGGGTATAAGTCGGATTCTCTCGGCAAAGCACAGGTGCAGGAACTCATCAAAACGGCAAAAGAGCCTGTGAAATCCGTGCTTGAAATGCGTTTACAGCTTTCCAAATCATCGGTGAAAAAGTATCAGGCAATGAAAATCGCAAAATGTGAAGATAAGAGGGTTCGTGGAATGTTTAGTTTTTATGGGGCATCACGCACAGGGCGGTTTTGTTCAAATATTATTCAAATTCAGAATCTTCCGCAGAATCATATCCCCGATTTAATGGAGGCACGAGAACTTGTAAAGTGTGGTTCTTTTGAAGATGTTCAGATGCTGTATGATGATGTACCGGATACGCTGTCACAGCTTATCCGCACCGCCTTTATTCCAAGACAGGGTATGAAATTTATCGTTGCAGACTTTTCTGCCATTGAGGCAAGAGTGATTGCATGGCTTGCAGATGAAGAATGGCGAATGAATGCTTTTGCAAATGGCGAGGACATTTACTGTGCTTCTGCTTCAAAAATGTTCGGTGTGCCTGTTGTCAAACACGGCGAAAACGGGCATTTAAGACAGAAAGGCAAGGTTGCGGAACTGGCGTGCATTGCAGAGGGACAGCTTGTTCTTACGAATCACGGACTTATTCCGATAGAAAAAATCTCTGTTTGGGATAAGGTTTGGGACGGTATTAAGTGGGTATCACACGAAGGTGTCATATGCAGAGGTGAACGCAGAGTTATCACCTATGATGGACTTACAGCAACACCCGACCATCTTGTTTGGATTGATGGAAGAATAACACCTGTTCCTTTTGGAATTGCTGCTGTAAGCGGTTCTCAGCTTGTAAAAACAGGAGACGGGGTCAAAACTCAGCCATATTCCTGGACAGATCACGTTTTTAAATGCGAAGAAATATCTGCTGATCCCATCATTGTGAAAGGTACTTCTCGTGTCTACGATCTGAAAAATGCCGGAAGACATCATCGTTTTACCGTATCAGGAAAACTCGTCCACAACTGTGGCTACGGCGGATCAATCGGTGCTATGAAGGCTATGGGAGCAGATTCTCTCGGCTTATCCGATGCGGAACTGAAACAAATTGTAACTGACTGGCGTGAGGCTTCACCGCATATCATAGAACTTTGGTGGGCGGTAGACAGAGCCGTCAAAAAGGCAATAAGGGAAAAAACAACTACAGAAACCCATGGACTGAAAATGTCCTATGAGGCAGGATTCTTGTTTATTAAACTTCCAAGCGGCAGACGCCTTGCCTATGCAAAGCCTCGCATCGGAGAAAACCAGTTCGGCGGTGAATCTGTTACATATATGGGCATTAACGCTCAGAAGAAATGGGACAGGCTTGAAACATTTGGCGGAAAGCTTACGGAAAACATCTGTCAGTCAATTGCAAGAGATCTGCTGATGTACTCTATGCAGACACTCTCCCAGTGTTTCATTGTTGCTCATGTACACGATGAAATGATTATTGAAGCGTCAAAGGATATGTCACTTGAAGAAGTTTGTCAGCAGATGGCAAGAACACCAAAATGGGCAGAAGGTTTGATTCTTCGTGCTGACGGATATGAATGCGAATTTTATAAAAAAGATTAGGAGAAAAATATGGCAAGCCGATATAACAGCGAAAGATACTACAGCCCTACAGAATATGAAGCATTCACCAGAATTGAGAGGGAAGAAAGAGACGCAGCGAGAGCTGCTGCCTTCCGACCAATCGTCTATATCTGCTCCCCATATTCTCACGGCTGTATCAACACCAATATTGAAAAAGCACGGAAATACAGCCGTTTTGCCGTGGACAAGCATTATCTTCCGATCACCCCTCACATCTATTTTACCCAGTTTATGGACGACACGATTTCTGAAGAACATGAAGCAGCAGTGTTCATGAACTTTGTGCTGATGAGCAAGTGTGTGGAGTTGTGGGTGTTCGGAGATACGATTTCCGCAGGCATGAAAGCTGAAATTGAACGTGCGGAAAGGAAACATATGAAGATCCGATATTTTACCGAAGAACTGGAGGAAAAGAAATGAGAAACTTAAAGGTTGCCTATGGCAACAGCAGAAATGCGAAGAAATGGTCGAATAAAACCATTTGCTATGATGATTTGAAAAACCGTCTGCGTACACCAATTCGTACAACGGAAACGATGGAAGAGTATGCAAAAATGAATAAGGCACAGCGTGATGCTGCTAAAGACCATGGCGGTTTTGTGGGTGGAGCATTAAAAGGAGGTTTACGCCGCATTGATTGTGTGGACTGCCGTTCCCTGATTGCGTTGGACGGTGATAAGATCAGCACACAGTTCCTTGATTGCTTTGAGTCAATCACACCGTATACCGCTTGCCTTTATACCACACACAGCCATACTCCAGACAACCCGAGAGTCCGCATTGTTTTCCCTCTCACAAGAGATATTACCTCAGAGGAATATGTGGCAGTCGCAAGATATTTAGCACAGATTCTGGGTATCGACTATTTTGATGAATGTTCCTATCAGCCGAATCAGCTGATGTACTGGCCGTCCTGTCCGCAGAATGGTACATATATCTTCAAAGAAGCAGAGAAAGGCTGGCTTGATCCGGACGATATATTGTCAGTACATCCTGAATGGCAGGATCCTACCAGACTTCCGACATCTTCCCGTGAAAGCAAAGCAAATCAGATCACACAGCAGAAGTCACAAGATCCTCTGACAAAGGAAGGTGCAGTAGGACTATTCAATCGTGCATTCTACCCGATCTCGCTTGCACTGACAGAATTTCTATCTGATGTATATGAACCTACAAGCAACGATAACCGCTGGTATTTTATCGCTTCAAACAGTATGGCAGGGGTGGAGATCAAGGAGGATAAATTTGTATATTCCCACCATGCCAAAGATCCGGCATACCTGAAACTGTGTAATGCCTTTGATATCGTCCGTATCCACAAGTTTGGTACAATGGATGATAAAAGCTCTTTCAAGGCAATGTGCGATTTTGCAATGCAGATTCCATCTGTCAGAAAATTAGCAACAACAGAACGTCTGCAATCTGCTGAATCTGATTTTTCAGAGGATGACGATTGGATGGAAAATCTGCAAATGAATAAGTCTGGAGTACTTCTGAATAATCTGCACAATATCCGTCTGATCATGGAACACGATGCCTATATGAAGAATATTGTATTCAATCAGCTTGCAGACGGTCTTGAGATCCGTGGAGAAGTACCATGGAAACATCCCGCCAGATTCTGGCGAGATGCAGATGATGCACAGCTGATCTGCTATGTGGATGCAAACTATGGTACATTTTCAGCACGAAACTATGATATTGCAGTGGCTAAGGCGACAGATGACCGTTCCTATCACCCGATCAAGGAGTATTTTAACAGCCTGTCTGCCTGGGACGGTGTGGAACGTATTGACACAATGCTGATCGATTATTTTGGTGCTGAAGATAATGCTTATGTACGTGCGATCTCCCGAAAGATCCTGTGTGCAGCGATCAAGCGAGTTTATGTACCGGGCATTAAATTTGATAACATTCTGGTTCTGAATGGTCCGCAGGGTATCGGAAAATCCACCTTTATTTCCAGACTTGGCGGTGAATGGTATTCTGACAGTTTGAATCTCTCTGATATGAATGACAAGACCGCTGCTGAAAAGCTTCAGGGATATTGGATCATGGAAATCGGAGAACTTGCGGGAATGAAAAAGGCGGATATTGATAAAGTGAAAGCATTTATTTCCCGTCAGGATGATAAATATCGTGCTTCTTTTGGCAGACGTGTTACACCGCACCCAAGACAATGTGTGTTCTTTGGCACAACGAATTCAGAAACAGGATTTCTGCGTGATGTCACCGGAAACCGCCGTTTCTGGACAGTAAAGACACCCGGTACAGGCAGATGGAAACCTTGGGATCTGACACAGTATGATGTGGGCAGAAGCACTTGTGTATACCAAAGAAGGTGAATCTCTTTATCTTTCAAACAAGCTTGAAACTTATGCAAAGGAAGAACAGTCTGCCGCTATGGAACAAGATGACCGTGAGGGACTCGTCATGACTTATCTGGATACACTTCTTCCTGCCGATTGGGACAGCATGGATATTTATCAGAGAAAGAACTATATCAGTGATCCAAATGACGTGACACGTCCTGTGGGAATGGTGCAGAGAACAACAGTATCCAACATCGAGATCTGGTGTGAGTGCTTTGGAAAACCAAAAGAGGATTTCAAGCCTTCTGACAGTTATGCCATCAGTGCAATTATGGCACGCCTCACATCATGGGAGAAAACAGATATGCGAAAAAGACTCACCATTTACGGACAGCAGAGAGTATATATCAAAAAGTCGTGACAAGCATAGTGTGACAAGCCATTTAAGGTTGTCACACTTGAAGATGTCACACCAAATTATCTCGTATTCAAGAGAAAAATAAGACAGTCGGCGACAACTGGTACAACTTTTTCTATATAGTACAAATAATAATCTATTTTATAAAAGAAAGCCGTGTGTGCGTATGCGTATACGCGCGTATAGGGATTTTTTGTCAAGTTGTCACCTTAGGAGTTTGGTATGGAAGAAAAAAAGATAGAACAGAAATTGATTAAAGCAGTCAGGCAGAAAGGCGGAGTCTGCTGGAAATTTACGTCACCCGGAACGGCAGGAGTTCCCGATCGCATCGTATTGATGCCGAAAGGACACATTGCTTTTGTGGAGGTAAAAGCACCTGGAGAAAAGCCGAGAAAATTGCAGCTTTCAAGACATAAGCTTCTGAGGCGGTTAGGCTTTCAGGTTTACGTCCTGGATGCCTTAGAGGACATTGACAAAATTATAAAAGAGGTGATGAGCAATGAAGCTTCATGATTATCAGGAATATGCAGTTAAGTTCATAGAGGAACATAAGACAGCAGCACTTCTGCTTGATATGGGTCTTGGCAAGACGATAACAACTCTGACTGCCATTAACAATCTGATCTATGATTTGTTTGAAGTCAGAAAAGTTCTGATTATCGCACCGCTGAGAGTGGCAAGAGATACATGGTCGGCAGAAGTGCAAAAATGGGATCATCTGAAGCACCTGAGATACAGTGTGGCGGTTGGAACAGCAGAAGAACGAATGTCAGCACTGAATACTGATGCCGACATTTACATCATCAATCGTGAAAATGTGGACTGGCTTGTCAGCAATACAAAGTTTGATTACGATATGCTTGTCATTGATGAGTTGAGTTCGTTCAAGAATCACCAAAGCAAACGATTCAAGGCATTGATGAAAGTCAGACCAAAAGTGAAAAGAATCGTCGGATTGACAGGAACTCCTGCAAGCAACGGACTCATGGATTTATTCGCTGAGTTCAAATTGCTGGATATGGGCGAAAGATTGGGAAGATTTATCGGGCAGTACCGAAACGAATACTTCAAACCGGACAAGCAGAACGGCTATGTTGTGTATTCCTACAAGCCTCTTCCAGATGCGGAAGAAAGAATATACGATAAGATTTCTGACATTACCGTTTCCATGAAGGCGGTTGATCACCTCAAAATGCCAAAATTGGTTTCTACGGAATATGCGGTGAAGATGTCGGATACCGAAAAAGAAAAGTATAAAGAACTGAAAGATGAATTGATTCTTGAGGTTCAGGATACTGAGATCACAGCAGCAAATGCGGCGGCTTTAAGCAATAAGCTGTGTCAGATGTCAAACGGTGCAATTTACGATGATGAGAACAATATCATTCCGATACACAGACGAAAGCTTGATGCACTGGAGGATATCATCGAATCTGCAAACGGAAAACCTGTTCTGGTGGCTTACTGGTTCAAGCATGACAGAACAAGAATTACAGAAAGGCTTGGGAAACTTGGAATCTTCTATCAGGAAATCAAGTCGGCACAAAGCATTAAAAACTGGAACAGCGGAAAATTGCAGGTTGCATTGATTCACCCTGCATCTGCCGGACACGGTTTGAACTTACAGGCAGGAGGAAACTTCTTAGTGTGGTTTGGACTGACCTGGAGTTTGGAACTTTATCAACAGACCAATGCAAGACTATGGCGGCAGGGACAACAATCTGAAACTGTGGTGATACAGCATATCGTCACCAAAGGCACAGTAGATGAGAAAATTCTGAAAGCACTTACGGAAAAAGATAAAGCACAGACAGCCTTGATGTCAGCGGTCAGGGCGGAATTGGAGGAGCGATGAATGATGGCTACAAAGAATTAGCGGCGGCGATCGTAGAACGTGCGGTTCTGAATTATCGAGCCGCATTGACGAATCAGGACAAATACGGAAGGGTCAGTCTGGAAAAGTTCTTCTGTTCCGGCTGGTTTGATGTCCTTTCGGATTGTGATGGAAAAATACTTATGCAGATGATAAGGAGGAGTGCAGGGTGACAGCAAAAGAATACATGAAAGAAGCAAAAATATTACTCAGGCGAATTGAAAGAAAAAGACGTGAGGCAGAGAGTATCCGCATTTGTGAGAGTTCTCCTTCCTCACCTGCATTCAGCGATATGCCAAAAACAGCAACGCATAATCCGCATAGAATGTCCGACAGTATCAACCGTGCTATTGACCTTGACAGAGAAGCAGACGCTGCTTTTGATGAACTGTCTGCACTGAAATCAGCGTTTCTTGAAGCACTGCAAAAACTGGATAACCCAGATGAACGTGATCTGATGTATAAACGTTATATCGAGTTTAAAAGTTGGAATGAAGTATTTCACGAAATGGGCTATAGCAAATCGGCCGGATACAGGGTTCACAGCAATGCGTTATCCAAACTTTAAAATTTGGGAGTTCGTGGGAGTTTACGGGACTTGAAGATACTTTCAATATGTGTTATAATATAAACTGGAAAATAAGATAACGAAAAAGCCATGGCAGAGAAATCTGCTGTGGCTATTTTTATACCCTGACGGAGGTACAGTATGAAAGCAAGAGAATATCTAAGAACAATTCAGAAGCTTGAAAGTGAAACCAAGGAATGTTATGGACAGGCGGAATACCTGAAGAACGCCATTAACAACCTCTCAAATCAGAATGCCATTGAAACCGTTGAGGAACTTATCGTTGACCTTATGGACGAGGCATCTGATTACGCAATTCATCGTGTTCATCTGATAAATGAACTCTTAAACGTTGATGACCCAATGCAGTATACGCTTCTCCATTACCGCTACTGCCTCGGTTACAGCTGGCATAAGATCGCTTACAAGCTGAAAGCAAGCGTAGGATTTGTGAAGAATCTTCACGGCGAAGCATTGAAGTCGCTTGACAGATACCTTGAGGAATGTTGCAATGCCGAAAAAGAGTAAACACCCCTGCAGTTATCCAGGCTGTCCGAACCTTACCGACAGCAGATACTGTGAGGTACATAAACAGCCTGACAGACCGTCAGCTGCAAAGCGTGGTTACAACAGCAGATGGCGTAGGCTTAGCAAACAGTATCTCCGTAAACACCCGATGTGTGTGCATTGCCTACAGCAAGGCAGATATGTTCCTGCAACAGTGGTCGACCATATCATTCCGCACCGTGGCAACCCGGTTTTGATGTGGGACGAATCCAACTGGCAAGCCTTATGCAAACCGTGCCACGATAAAAAGACCGGCAATGAGGACAGCAGACCTGTTTACTCCTATTAGTTTCAAGTTTCTCCTAAAACCACTATGCTTTTAGGAGAAAACAGCCCCGGGGGTCAAAAAATCCCTAAAAATGGACAAAACACAGACCGGTGGTCCCTCTCACGCACGCAGCAAGCGTATTCTAAGAGGGTATATGCCCAAAATCAAAGAATGCCGAAATTACGATATTTTTCTGACAGCAATGCCAGGATTTTTTATGCCCGAATACTGAAATGTTTGATTTTACAGGGAGGTGAGATCATGGCAAGAGACGGTACTAATCGTGGCGGTGCAAGACCTGGTGCGGGGCGACCGAAAAAAGCACTTTCCGAAAAAATTGCATCTGGGAATCCGGGAGGAAGAACATTGACACAAATCAAAGTGCCTGACGATCTCCCTGAATTGTTAGGAGAAGATATGCCGAAACCAAGTGAGATCCTATCTGCAAGGCAGCGTGACGGAACACCCCTTGGTGCGGATAAAATCTACAGAGATACCTGGCTTTGGCTGAAAGGTTTTCAGTGTGAGCGTCTTGTTTCTCCGGCAATGATCGAACAATATGCAATGTCTGTTGCACGTTGGCAGCAGTGTGAAGAAGCTATCAGTTCATATGGATTGCTTGGAAAACATCCGACGTGTCCTCAGTCACCAATTCAAAGTCCTTTTGTTGCAATGAGTCAAAGTTTTATGAAACAGGCACAACAAATATGGGCTCAGATCTATCAGATCGTAAAAGAAAATTGCTCAGAAGAAGTTACACTCACAGGTGAAATGGATATGATGGAGCAATTGCTGAGAAGCAGAAAGTGAGATTTTTATGAAAACAGATATTCAATTTTGGAGAGAACTGAAAAATAATAAGCCGTTCCTTACAAAACAGCAATATAGAACTATCAAGGGACAAGCCGTAAAAGGCAATATTGATGCTGCCCGAAAAGGAATGCTCAGAATCCAGCAGAGGAGGAATTACCGATGACCACAACTACAGAATTTCAGCTTGTTGACATCAACAAGTTAGTGCCATATGCCAACAATGCCAGAACCCACAACAAGGAACAGATCCTGAAACTTCGCTCTTCTCTGCGTGAGTTTGGGTTTGTGAATCCTGTCATTATCGACCGGGAATACAATGTGCTGGCTGGTCACGGCAGAATCGAAGCGGCAAAAGCAGAAAATATTTCAGAAGTGCCATGTGTATTTGCCGATCACCTGACCGAAGCGCAGAAGAAGGCATATATTCTTGCTGATAACAGAATGGCATTAGATGCCGGCTGGGATGAAGAACTCCTTGCTGTTGAGATGGAAGAGTTGCAGAATCTCGGTTTTGACCTTGGTTTGACCGGATTCGATGAAAAAGAAATCGCTGACCTCTTTGCAATTGACAGCGATGAAGCGAAAGAAGATAATTTCGATGTAGATGCAGAACTGGAAAAGCCCTGCAAATCCAAAACCGGCGATATCTGGCATCTTGGAAAACATACAGTCATCTGCGGAGATTCCACTTTGCCTGAAACCTATACAGCATTTTTGGGAGATACAAAAGTCAATCTGGTTTGTACCGATCCGCCGTATCTTGTCAATCTGGAAAGTACATCCGGCAAGATCAAAAACGATGACCTTGACGATGAAAAGGGCTATGAATTTCTGAAATCCGCATTTGAGAGATTCAAGGAATCCATGGCAAAAGATGCAAGCATCTATGTGTTTTATGCGACGTCAAAGGCTCGTGTATTTCATGATGCATATGAAGATGCAGGATTTAAGGTGGGTGCAGGTCTTGTATGGAAGAAAGACCGCCTTGTTCTCACTCGTACCGACTGGAAATACATTCATGAACCGATCATCTGGGGTTGGCGTAAGGACGGAAAGCATATCTGGTATGGTGATCAGAAACAGAAAACGGTATTTGAATTTGACCGTATCAAAAACAGCAAGGAAGACGGCTGCGGACACCCATCCAGTAAACCTGTCCCATTGATCGCCTACCTGATTTCTCAGTGTACGCAGACAAATGGCATGGTGCTTGACGGATTTCTGGGCAGTGCATCTACCCTGATTGCCTGTGAGCAATTAAACCGTGTATGCTTTGGTGTTGAACTGGAACCAAA